TGCTCTTGAATGGAAGGGTAATGATGTGATTGGAAAGGCACAAATTTTGGATACTCCTATGGGGCAGATCGTTAAGGGTCTACTTGAAGGCGGCGTTCAACTAGGCGTGTCAACTCGTGGTATGGGTAGTCTTGAGGAACGTGGCGGTACAATGTATGTTAGAGATGATTTTCTTCTTAACACCATTGATATTGTTCAGGATCCATCAGCACCTGGTGCGTTTGTTAACGGCATCATGGAAGGTGTAGATTGGGTTTGGAACAATGGCGTCATTAAACCCCAAGCAATTGAACAGATGGAGACTGAAATTAAGTCTGCTCCGAAAAAGCATCTTTACGAGACGCAAGTTCGTGAGTTTAAAAATTTCCTCTCTTTGCTCAAATCAAATTATAAGGAGTAAAACATGTCAGAAGATATGAATGTTGAACTTCACGATGAGGAAAGCCAAGTCGAGGAAGGTCACGATATGAAAAACGCGGAAGCACAATCCGTAGCGTCCGTAGCGAAAGCCGAAGATGGTACAAAAAAGGCACCTAAGCGTAAAGGGGATAAAACTAACCAAGAACCTTCACACTTAAAGTCTAAAGCAGCTATGGTTAACGCTGGCTACAAAGCAATGTCCGGTATGGCTAAAGAAGATCTTGCAAACCTTCTGGATGCTCTGGGCGTAGAAGAAATTTCTGAGGGAGAAGAAGTTGAGGTTTCTGAAACTTCTTACGATTTCTCAGATGATCTAAATGCTTTAGTAGAAAGTGAAGCCACTTTGTCAGATGAATTTAAAGCGAAAACTGCAATCATTTTCGAAACTGCTATTAAAACCAAAGTCTCTGCTGTTGTAGAGCAATTGGAAGATGAATATCAATCTCGCCTTGAGGAAGAGTTGAATTCAACTCGCGAAGACCTCATTGAAAAGGTTGATTCATACCTCAACTACGTAGTTGAACAATGGATGGAAGAGAACAAACTTGCTGTGGAGACTGGTCTCCGCACTGAAATCGCTGAAGGTTTCATGAATCAGTTGAAAGACTTGTTCGTTGAATCTTACATTGATGTTCCTGAATCTAAAGTTGACTTAGTTGATGAACTCGCATCTACGGTCGAAGAACTCGAAGATAAAATCAACGAGCAGACCGAAGGTGTTATGGAAATGTCTAAGAAGTTGGAGTCATACCAGCGCGAAGCTATCATTCGTGAATCTTCACGCGACCTGGCCGATACTGAAGTAGAAAAACTCAATTCTCTTGTTGAATCTCTCGATTTTGAAGATGAAGAAACTTTCACGCAAAAAGTAAAGACTGTTAAAGAGTCATATTTTAAGAAAGAAGTTTCTCAAGAAATCCTAGAAGAAGCAACGGATGATTGGACTGACGATGAAGTGGAAATTTCTACTGCAATGTCATCGTACCTTAACGCTATTAAGCAAACTAACAAAAAATAAATTAGGAGAATCTCATGCAATCTTACGATAGGCTCATTGAGAAATGGTCTCCTGTACTCAACGAATCTGCTGCCGGTGAAATCCAAGATCATCACCGTCGTGCAGTGACTGCTGCTGTACTTGAGAACCAAGAAGTCGCTTTTCGCGAAGCGGGTCAAATTAACGAAGTAGCTGCTAACGCAGCTGGTGATGGCGTTTCTACCCAGAATGGTGGTACTGGCGCTGTTTCTAACTGGAACCCTGTACTGATCGCTCTCGTTCGTCGTGCTATGCCTAACCTCATGGCTTATGACGTATGTGGTGTTCAGCCGATGTCTGGTCCTACGGGTCTTATTTTCGCCATGCGTTCTAAGTACAAAACTACTCTTCAGAATGGTTCTGTTACTGATGGCGATGAAGCATTGTTCAACGAAGCAATTACTGCTTACTCGGGCGACTCTTCAGCTGGAGGCGTAGCCACTAATCCTGCTCTTGATGGTCCTTCAGGTCTTGCTAGAATCACCGACACCGACAATGATTCATCTCTTGTTGATAGTGCTGGTGGTCCTTTAGATCCTGAGTACGTCACTGCTGGGTCACCAGGTGCAGGACGTCCTGTAATTGGTGGTGGTATGCCAACTGCTACTGCTGAATCGCTTGGTAACACAGGTCCTGCTTTTAAAGAAATGGGCTTCACCATCGAGAAAGCTACAGTTACTGCTCAAAGCCGCGCTTTGAAAGCAGAATACACGCTTGAACTTGCTCAAGACCTCAAGGCTATTCACGGCTTAGATGCTGAGACTGAATTGGCAAACATTTTGTCAACTGAAATCTTAGCTGAAATCAACCGTGAAGTTATCCGTACTATCAACAGCCAAGCTAAGATCGGTTGTCGTCAACCGGGTCTTCAAACTGCTGGTATTTTTGACTTGGCTACAGACGCTGATGGTCGTTGGTCAGTTGAAAAGTTCAAGGGTATGCTTGTACAATTAGAGCGTGAAGCTAACGTAATCGCTAAAGAAACTCGTCGTGGTAAGGGTAACATCCTCATCTGTTCTTCAGATGTTGCTACTGCTCTTTCTGCTTCTGGTATGCTAGACTACGCTCCTGCTCTGTCTACTACTCTTCAAGTAGATGACACAGGCAATACCTTCGCTGGTGTTCTTAATGGCCGTATGCGCGTATACATTGACCCCTATGCGGTTGGTGACTACGCTGTAGTTGGTTACAAGGGTACTAACCCTTACGATTCTGGTGTGTTCTACTGCCCATACGTACCTCTCCAGATGGTACGTGCGGTTGGTGAAGAAGACTTCCAGCCTCGCATCGGGTTTAAGACTCGTTATGGCATGGTATCTAACCCTTATGTTGGAACTCTTGCTGCTGACGGTCTTGCTGCTGCTCGTCAAAACCAGTACTATCGCATCTTCCGCGTAGATAATATCCTCGCCTAAGATAGCAATAAAAATAACAAC